TCATCCGATGAGATAATGGCTCGAATCAGTAAACTGCTTGGCAAAAACCAGAGCGACAAAGATACATCTTTGCACTAAGGACTGTTTAAACTTCCCCAAACTGCGCAGGTGATGCGCACCAATGTGTTTACACATTTCCTGTGTAGGCGCACACAGTTCAGACCGACCACCACCCCCCCTGTACAGAGGCGGGACTCCGCACACACGCACATACATACTGTTTCAAATTTTTACACAACTAAAAATGAGTTTTATTTAACAAGGTATTTACATACCCCACCCCCCTAATCACAGATAAACGCTCTAGGTTCACAGGGCTAGAAAAATTTTGCATATAATTTTGGGGATTGAGGCTAGTCAGTGCGCTCTAGAATATCCGACTAGCCTCTTGGGGTAGATGGACAGGATTGTTGAGAGTGTAAGACTGTCCTCATTGGAGATACCCTTGCACTACAGTATATAGAGTTGTAATATGGTTGACAACACTACATATGGGTATATCGCAAAAACAGTTGAGAGAGGTAATGGAGCATCTTACTGATGAAAACCTATCTAAACTTAATGGTCCACAACGTAAAGAACTAGACAACCTAGTTGTTAGTTTAGAGAAAGCTGTTGTTAGAGAGAAGTCTCAAGATAGTTTTTTGGAGTTTGCTGATTCTGTATGGCAAGAGTTTATGTGTGGAGCGCATCACAAGAAGATGGCTGAAGCATTTGAACGTGTTGCCAATGGTGAATGTAAACGCCTGATGATAAATATGCCTCCTAGATTTGGTAAGTCACAGTTAACATCGTGGTTACTACCTGCATGGATAGTTGGTAGAGAACCGCACAAAAAGATTATCATGGCTTCACATACTGCTGAACTGTCTCTCCGGTTCGGTAGAATGGTACGTAACCTTATTGATAGTGAAGAATACCAAGAAATCTTTCCGGATGTAAGTCTTAATCTCGATTCAAAAGCAGCCGGACGATTTGATATATCAGGTGGCGGTGAATATTTTTCAATCGGAGTTGGCGGTGCGGTGACTGGTCGTGGTGCGGATTTGTTAATTATTGATGACCCACACTCAGAACAACAAGGGCAGTCTGCTGACCCAAAGATTTTTGAAAGCACATACGATTGGTATTTATCAGGACCTAGACAGCGTTTACAGCCGGGTGGTGCAATTATCATCGTTATGACTAGGTGGGGTAAGAAAGACTTATGTGGTTCTATATTGAAAGACTCTGCTACTAGAGATAATAGTGACGAGTGGGAAGTTATAGAACTACCAGCTATATTGCCATCAGGTAGAAGTCTTTGGGAAGAATACTGGAAGGTAGATGAACTTGAGAAGATTAAGGCAACTTTACCTATATCGCATTGGGAGGCACAGTATCAACAGAATCCTGTATCCGAAGAAAGTGCTATTGTAAAACGTGAGTGGTGGCAGGAGTGGGAATATAGAGAACCACCTGCATGTGAATTTATAATTCAATCATGGGATACCGCTTTCTTAAAAACACAACGCTCTGACTTCTCTGCATGTACTACATGGGGTGTGTTCTACAAAGAGGGTGATAATGGCTACCCTACCCCACAGGTTATATTGCTAGATGCATTCCAAGAAAGGTTAGAGTTTCCAGAACTTAAACGTAGAGCATTTGAAGAACATCAGCGATGGATGCCTGATTCATTTATTGTTGAGGCAAAGGCTGCTGGTTCTCCTTTGATATTTGAGTTGCGTGCTATGGGTATACCTGTACAAGAGTTTACACCCTCTAGGGGTAACGATAAGATTGCACGTGTAAACGCTGTAGCAGATTTGTTTGCATCAGGCACAGTATGGTATCCCAAGAAAAGATGGGCAGAGGAAGTTGTAGAACAGTTTGCATCTTTTCCTGTAGGTGACCATGATGACTTGGTTGACTCTGCTACACAGGCTTTGTTGAGGTTTAGACAAGGTGGATTCTTACGTCTTGAGCATGATGATGATGAGTATGAAGATGTATCTGACAGGGTTGCTAAATACTATTAATGTAATTAAACTGAACTAAATGGCAGAAGAAAATGTTGATATAACTATTGTCGACCCTGAAGTAGTCGCAATAGAAACAGACGATGGGGGTATGCTAATTGACTTTGACCCTACATCTTTACAAGAAGAAGTTCCCTTTGATGCAAACCTTGCAGATTTTTTATCGGAAAAAGATTTATCTTTTTTAGGTCACGAACTTGTATCTGCCTATGAATCAGATAGAGACTCAAGGTCTGATTGGGAAAAGACTTACACAGAAGGATTAGATAATCTAGGATTAAAGATAGAGGAACGCAATGAGCCTTGGGCGGGTGCATGTGGTGTTTATCATCCATTATTGTCAGAGGCAGTTGTACGTTTTCAATCACAAGCTATCACAGAAATATTTCCAGCAGCAGGTCCAGTACGAACTAACATAGTTGGCAAGATAACTGACGAGAAAGAACAACAAGGTAAACGTGTTCAAGACTATATGAACTATCTTCTTACAGAAGAAATGAAAGAGTATAGAAACGAAACAGAGAATATGTTGTTTAGTTTGCCTCTAGCTGGCTCAGCATTTAAAAAGATTTATTATGATATTAACATGGGCAGACCTTGTTCTATGTTTATACCAGCAGAGGACTTCGTTGTAAGCTATGGAGCATCAGATTTAAGAACTGCTGCACGTGCTACGCACGTTATGAGAATGACACTTAATGAAATTCTTAAGCTACAGTATGCAGGTTTCTACAGAGAGGTGTCTTTACCTCAGTCTAGTATAGGTGCAGATAGGATTAGACAGAAGTATGCAGAGTTATCAGGTGATAATCCTAACTTTGAATACGATGTAAACAGTTATAGCAAGGATGGATTGCATACTCTTTTAGAAATGCACGTAGATTTAGACCTTGTAGGCTTTGAAGATGAGCGTGAAGGTAAGAAAACCGGCATAGCTTTACCTTATGTAGTCACTATAGACCAAGGTTCGGGCGAAGTTTTATCAATTAGACGTAATTATTTAGAGTCTGACCCCATGAAAATGCGCAGACAACACTTTGTACACTACAAATACATGCCCGGATTAGGGTTTTATGGCTTTGGATTGATACATATGGTGGGTGGATTGGCAAAATCTGCCACTTCTTTGCTCAGACAGCTAGTAGATTCGGGTACATTAGCTAATTTGCCGGGTGGTTTAAAGACTAGAGGTCTAAGAATCAAGGGTGATGACACTCCAATCTATCCCGGAGAGTTCCGTGACGTAGATATTCCGGGTGGAAGCATCAGAGATAACATAACTTTTCTTCCATACAAAGAACCATCAGGTACTTTATACCAATTATTAGGAAATATAGTAGAGGAAGGGCGTAGATTTGCATCTATAACAGACTTAAAGGTGTCTGATATGAATAATCAAGCACCTGTAGGCACTACATTAGCGTTATTAGAGCGCAATATGAAGGTGATGGGTGCAATTCAAGCTAGATTACACGCATCTATGCGCCAAGAACTAGGGATTTTGTCGGATATCATCAAAGATTACATGCCAGCAGACTACGAATACGAAGTTGATGGTGAATCTGCCATAAAAGCTATGGATTTTGACGAGAGAGTAGACATTATTCCTGTATCAGACCCAAATGCAGCGACTATGGCGCAAAGAATCATGCAATATCAAGCTGCTTTGCAACTTGCACAGTCTGCACCGCAGTTATATGACCTACCAAAGCTACACAGACAGATGTTAGAGGTGTTAGGTATACGTGACTCGCAAGATATCGTACCACTTGAGGATGATATCAAGCCTACAGACCCTGTATCAGAGAATATGGACATACTAAATGGCAAACCTGTAAAAGCTTTCGAGTATCAGGACCATGCAGCACATATAACAGTGCATTTATCTATGTTACAAGACCCCAAGATACAAGAACTTGCATCACAAGCACCTAATGCACAGGCATTACAGGCTGCACTAAGTAATCACATAGTAGAACACTTAGGATTTGAATATAGAAGGCAGATAGAAGAAGAGATAGGCACAGCACTACCACCTCTAGGAGAGCCTTTACCACCAGAAATAGAATTTAGATTGTCTACATTAGTAGCAACAGCTGCTCAACAGTTGTTAGGTAAGAACTTACAAGCTGCACAAATGGAGCAAGTACAAGAACAAATGCAAGACCCTGTACTACAGATGCAACAACAAGAACTTGCTATCAAAGCACAACAAGCACAAGACAAAGCTACCACTGATGAAGCACGTATAGCTGCTGACTTAGAGAAAGCTAGAATGAAAGATGAACTTGAACGTATTAAGATTGAGGCAGACCTTGAAATGGCGGGTGCTAAAGTAGGTGCTGATATAGCTAGAGTATCTGCACAAGAAAGGACTAAAGGTGCTGAGATAGGTAGAAAGATAGCAGAGACTCTAACTAAGAACGATGGAAGTTGATATAAAGTTTACAGAGGACTTGACACAAAGTTTAAACGATGAGATAAATAGAATTACTGAAGTCATTGTAGATGGTGAAGTTAAAGATATAAGTGAACTTTATCACCTCAAAGGCAAAATCGAAGGGTTACGTATTGCCCTTCGGGAGATAACTGATAAATATAATTCAGTTGTTGAAAGTTAATACGCACCTTTCATGGTGAAAGGAAAGGAGAACGTCAAACTCCTATATATATTTGATGCAACATAAGGAAACTTATGACAGTTGAAGCAGTAAAAAAGGAAGCTGTAGATAAAGTAGAAACTACTGAGCCTACACAACTTCCCGAACCTCAAGGGTATAAAATATTGATAGCACTACCGGAACACGAAGAGGTATCTGATGGTGGTATTATTATTGCAGACCAATATAGAAAGAGAGAGGAGACAGCATCCATAGTGGGTTTTGTTCTAAAGATGGGTCCAGATTGTTATAAAGATGAAAACAGATTTCCTACAGGTCCATACTGTAAGGAAGGTGATTTTATTATTATGCGGTCTTATAGTGGCACACGCATGAGTATTCATGGCAAAGAATTTAGACTCATTAATGATGATACTGTAGAAGCTGTTGTAGATGACCCTAGAGGAATAGAAAAAGCATGATGGAAGAAGCACAAGCTTTAGAAGAAGAACTCGCTCCTACAACTGAGGTGCAAGTTCCGATACCTGATGTAGAGATAGAGGTGGTTGATGATAGACCTGTAGAGGACCAAAGACCTCCTAAACAAGAAGTAGCTGATGATGATATTGATGAAGAAATAGAAGGCATTGGTGAAAGAACAAAAAAACGTATAGACAAACTTAAGTTTGATTATCACGAAGAACGCAGAAAGGCAGAGGCAGCGCAAAGAGTTAGGGATGAAGCTGCTCAAGTAGCAAAACAGTTGCATGATGAGAATCAAAGACTAAAAGCTACTGTATCAAAAAGTGAAGAAGCGTTACTTAATAGTTTAAAAACTAAAACATCTACAGAGATAGAGGCTGCTAAAGAAACATATAAACAAGCTTATGAAGCTGGCGACACTAATAGGTTGCTTGAAGCACAAGAAAAATTATCGGCAGCATATGCTGATAAAAGTTATGTTGATAACTATCAGCCACAATCCCCACAACCTGTGCAACCAGAACAGCAACAATACGCACAACCTCAATATGCACAACCAACCCAACAACAGCCGTCTATAGACCCAGCTGCTGCTGAATACATAAGGCAGAATCCTTGGTTTGAACGTGCGGGCGATGAGGATATGACTGCGTTAGCTTATGGTATGCACGCTAAATTAGTAAGAGAAGGAGTTGACCCTATAAGAGACTCTGATACTTACTATTCAAGAGTAGATGAAGCTATAAAACAAAGATTTCCAGAACGTTTTGAGGACAACACTGCATCCTCACAGCCACCCTCGACTGTGGTAGCACCTGCTAATAGAGCAAGTTCTAAACAGCGCACAGTGCAGTTAACCAAGACTCAAGTTACTCTCGCCAAGAAACTTGGACTTACACCAGAACAATACGCAGCGCAATATGCGAAGGAGC